GGCCGATGGCAGGCAGCAAAGATCGCTTGAGTTCATCAAGGCCCTTTGGGATGCACCAATCCGGTTTAAGGCGCTTGAGCAACCCGTCAGCATTGCTGGTCGCGCCATCGGGCGGAAGTGCGACCAGATAATCCAACCTTGGCAATTTGGGCACGGAGAAACGAAGGCAACTTGCCTTTGGCTGCACAACCTGCCCCGGCTCAGGCCGACGCAAATTGTGGAAGGTCGTGAAGCCCGCGTTCATCGCATGCCGCCGGGGCCTAACAGGGCCAAGTTGCGCAGCAAGACATATCAAGGCATTGCAGATGCCATCGCCAATCAATGGGGCGACTTTATTCTAAACTGGAGAAATGCAGCGTGACCAAACACCTAACAGACCTGGCACAACGTCTAACCGACATGACAAAAGACCATCCCGAAGGCGTACCTGTCGAGATGGTCGAAACCGAAATTAGACGCATCGGCGCGCTGGTTGAGATGATCGAGGTGGGGTTAGTCAATCAATCGTAAGGATTAGGCTCAGACCATTTAACGCCGTGCTGGTCGCCATATGCCAGCACGGCTGTTAGCAGATCACCAAACTCTCGCTTATTAAGGCGGCTGGATTTATATCCAATGGGAACCACGCCTTGCCCATCTAACGATGGTTCAAATATCGGCTTAAAGCCTGCCTCGGACATGAAAAGGCTTTTCCAGACCTCCGATGGGTAAACGCGCCCATCTGGCTTGGCGCGGGCTATGTCGCTAATACAGGCCCAAAGCTTATTATTCTGGTCTATCGTCCTACCACCCTCGCAAATGTTTAAGACCGCCCCATCAGGAGCGGCCTCAACAAGCATATGAGCACGACGGCGGGTTTCTGGCGATACAAGCCGAATGGTTTGTCCCTTACTCACTCCGGATATCCTTTATCTCCGCAGCGCACGGGCTGGCATTGCAAAAGGCGTCGATCATATCCTGATATGTCACGCCGCTATGTTTGGTGAAGTTGTCCCAGAATGTCCTTTCGCCTTGGGTGTGCTGTAAGACATGGCACTCATGGCACAGGCTTACTGTTTGCCAGTCATTCGGTTTCTGGCCCATGCCTGCACCAGATCCTATACGGATATGCGCTACCTCAATTGCAACATCGGAGCCACACGTAGAACACGCGTGACCCCGAATGAAGTTGCAATGCTTTTGGGAGCGCCACCGGCTAGCGCGCTTGGGCTTCTTGGCTAGGCGCGGTGGCAACATATTAATCGATCCCCAAAGCCGACTTGTACAAGTCCAGAACGGCTTCCATCTCGCGCCGATCGTCGGGCTTCATCGCGCGTAGACGGATAACCTGTTTCATAATCTTGGCGTCGTAGCCGGTGGCCTTGGCTTCATCGAAAACGCTTTTCAGGTCTTCCGTGATGCCCTTCTTTTCTTCCTCAAGCCTTTCGGCGCGCTCGATAAGCAGGCGTAAACGGTCGTCACTCATGTTTGTCTCCTTCAAGTTTCCGGTGAATTTCTGTGTGGCATGTTGGGCAACACCAAATCACATCCAAGGGTTTGGCGTAATCGTCATGGTGCCCGTGCATTTTACCGCCTGATCCGCAGACTTGGCATGTTTTAGGCTTGCAAATTTTTCCGCGCTGAACCGCATTCCCAAGAATAATATGTGCGGCGCGTTTTACAGGATTTTCTGCAAGCCACTTTTTACGTGTTTTCTGTAAAGACAGCTTTCCATCTTCAGTTGCCTGATAACGCCTATGACGTTCTTTTACGCGGCTATCATTTTGGAAGCGAGCGGCATCATAAGCTCGATAATACTCAACATTTGCCGCGCGATTTTCCCTAGCCTTTGTTTTATGGCATTCCCTGCACCGGCTTGTTACGCCCTTGTAAAAAGCAGATGCAGGGAGCGTGGCTTTACAGACATTGCATGTTCGTTCCATATCGCCACTTTAACACAAAACGGAATATGTGCAAGATATTCCGTTAAAAGGGTATTTCATCCGATAGATCATCAGCAAACCCGCTTGCATGGCCCTTACTGCCATCCGGTTCACGGCGTTGCTGTTGCCCACCGCTAGGCCCGTCAAGCATTGTCAGCGCACCGCCCATGCCGACGACAACTTCCGTCGAATAGCGGTCATTGCCAGATTGATCCTGCCACTTTCGGGTTTGCAGCTTGCCCTCAACATAGACCTTGCTGCCCTTGCGCAGAAAGCGTTCGACCACGCCGACCAGTCCGTCGCCTTGAACGACAACACTATGCCATTCAGTGCGTTCTTTTCGCTCTCCCGTGCTTTTGTCTTTCCAGCTTTCGCTAGTGGCGATGCGCATGTTTGCAATGCGCCCGCCGTTCTGGAACGACTTCACCTCAGGATCGGCCCCAAGATTGCCGACAATGATTACTTTATTGACGCTTCCAGCCATATATAATCCTTTCAGAAACCAACCGCGACAAAGCGGCTGTGAATTGCGCGGACGGTTTCGACGTCTCGCTTGCAGTAGTCTGCGATCTTGGCGTGTTCTCCATTCGCCCATGCTGCGGCGACCATCGAACCGTCGAAGTCACCCTTGCCAGCAAGGCCAAGGGCATCGGCAAGACGATCCTGGCTGATAGTCCCACGCGCTCCGGCCCATGACGTCATGGTATCGAAAATTTCTTGCGACCATGGCTTGATGTCGCGCGGCACAATCGACGGGATGCGAATGCCCAGAACGATAGAACGGCACATGATAAACCGCATATCAAACGCTGCGACGTTGTGCCCAATGAAACAGGCCAATCCCATCTTTGGAAGATCGTCGTAAAACGCGCGGATGATGTCCACCTCTTGGCCCACAGTCTCGGCAGAAAGGCTTTTTATTTCACCTTCGCCGTTGGCGTAGCCAATGCAGCAAATGTGACCATAGGCCGGATCGAAGCTGGTCTTTGCAACCGCATCATCCGTGGCGGTTTCCGCGTTTTCTTCCATCCATGCCATAATGCTTTCAGGCTTTTTGATCGTGGCTGGTGGCTTGATGTTCTCCCGAACCTTTGCCCGATATTCTGGCAATTGGCATGGGATGGTTTCAAGGTCAAAATAGATATTATGCACTAGCCATATCCTTCAGTTTTTTGTTAAGCATCGCCCGCGCCCTGTCAAACTGCGCGGCTGGCATATCCTTGACACTGGCAATCTTGAACGCGGTGCAGAATGCCTTTGTGTCGGAGTTCGTTTGCTGGATCAGGTCGGTAAGGATACCCCATTCTGCATCATTGACCGGGCCTTGACGGGCAGGTTCCTGACGTTGCGCCGGTTCACGTTTGGCACCTGAAACCGCTGCATTGGCGTCGTCGTCCTCGGTTGCCAACCCAAACGCGCATTGCAGGCCATATCGCCGGGCGTAAGTGAGAGCTGAACCGAACGCTTGCGCATCCTTTTTGGTGGCTGGCATAAATAGCATTCCGGCGCTTTTTTCCTCGCCGCTGGTATGAATGTAAAACGTTTCGATCATCGCTCCGCCGTCATGGTCATGCGACTGCTGGCGATACCAAAGGCCGAATTCCACGATAGGTTCCAGCGCATCAATGACAGCGCCAAGGTCTGCATACTTGCTCTTAAAGTGCGGGTTATTGGCGTTCTTTTTTGCGCCTTCCAGTTTGGGGAGCGCCTTGGCAAGCGCTGCGATAATTCCGATTTCCGCCATTCTGTTTTTCTCCGTTGCCATGACCCCAATTAGCCGCTAACAGTGGTGCAGTCAACATCAAATGCGGGAAAACATATGGACGAAGATCAAATTCGCAACGCTTTGGGGGATCGTAATCTCATGCGCGTATCCGAAGCTACCGGCATCCATCACAATACGCTAGTGAGGTTCCGCAAGGGGCACAATCCGGCACGTGAAGGCACATTGGACAAGCTCCGGGATTATCTGGCGCGATGATAGTTTTGCCATGGCCTGATAAGCGGTTATCTCCAAACGCGCGCCAACATTGGGCTGCGCTGGCAGCAGTCAAAAAGCAGGCCCGCAATGACGCGCACGTTCTGGCAACGCTGGCTATGCCGCTAAAGGCCCGCCGGGACATCGCCGCAAGTGAGGGGCGAATACCTATCATTGTCAGGTTCTATCCGCCCGACCAGCGGCATCGAGATGACGACAATATGATTTCTAGCTTCAAGGCTGCCAGGGATGGTATCGCCGAAGCGCTAGGGGTCGATGACCGCAGATTTAAGCCGATTTACAAATTTGAGGAACCGGAAAAGCCAGGCCGTATAGAGGTGGAGATAGCGCCATGACTGAATATGAAACGCGCGTGAATCATTTGGAATATGTGCTGAGCCAAATAAGCCATTGGGTTGGAAAGCTTGATATCCTGCCCATTACAGCGCACGAAAACATCAAAGATATTATTCGCACTTATATTGATGGTGAAAAGCCATGATCCGGAAATGGCTAACTCGCCGCGCATTGGAGCGATCGATGCGCCCTGATCCACAATATCGGCAGAACATGCTCGCACAGTTTAGCCCCGCCAGACAGGCGCGGTATTGGGCGAACGTGAAGGCCGCGTTGCATCCTGATAGCGATTAGGATATGAAGGGCGGGCGAGGTGAGCGATTGTGGCAACGACGCTCTAACCCCGCCCTATCAACCGGCTCTTATGGAAGGAGCCGAAAAAGGAGCCGATTGAATGCCTAGATATTTACAGGATAATTGCGTCACACGCAAGGCATTGCGCGTTATAACTTGCGATGCTGATATCGCTGATAGTGCGTATTTGGTTTACGCGACCATGAAGCGCGCTGAAATAGACTGCCATGATCTACTAAAGGTGCCTCTTTGGAATAGTTTCAAAGCTAGTGCACGGGTGTGCTTCATTCGTGCATTTGAGGTGTCAAAATGACAGACTGGGTGCGCCTTTGGCATGATATGCCGACCGATCCGAAATGGCGGACGATTGCGCGCAAAAGCGGGCAAAGGGTTGGTGATGTAATCGCCGTTTTTAATTTTGTGATTTGTAACGCCAGCGGGAACGCAGCGGAACGCGGGAAGCTCAAAAACTTTGATAGTGATGATGTGGCTAGCGCTCTTGACCTGCAAGAGAGTGACGTTTCCGCAATTATGGAAGCTATGCGCGGAAAAGTTATTGATGACGATAACAAACTGACTGGTTGGGAAAAAAGGCAACCAAAACGGGAGGATGGCACTGCGTTCCAACGTAAACAGGAATGGAAAGAGCGGCAACGGAACGCAACGGAACGCAAAGGATCGCAACGAGACGCACCAGAGACAGAGACAGAGACAGATAATACAGTACCTAAAGGTACTGACGCTTTGGCGTCCCCTGATAAGATATTTTGGGATAATGCTAAGGCATATCTTGGAGGGCGGAATCCCGGCGCAATGGTCGGCAAGTGGTGTCGAGACTACGGCAAGGCAGATACGAAAAAGGCGATAACCGCAGCGCAGGCCGAAGGTGCGGTTGATCCGGTGCCGTTTATTGAGCGGGTTTTACGAAAGGCGAAGAGGGGGGCTGATGAAGGCAGTTTCACTGGCCCATGCTAATCCCGCGCAAACCCGGCAAACACACATGCCCAGAGTGCAGTCACCAGCGTAAAAACAAGCGTGATAGGTGTCTTTCAGTTTCAATCGATAACGGCGCGGTGCTTTGGTACTGTCACAATTGCGGATTTTCAGGAGCAGACAATGGCAATTCACGAGAAGCACAAAGATTGGATCAAGGGCAGAGGGATAGATCCGGATCTTGCCGAAAAACTGGGTTTGCAGACCGTAATCCGGAACAAAAAAGCGTGGCTGGCTGTGCCGTATTTCGAAGATGGCAAGGCGGTGAATCACAAATACCGGCTAACATCCGAGAAGGATCATCGGATGGACGACGGAGCGCCGCTGTCGCTTTGGAACGCAGATTGCCTGAAACAGCCCCAAGTTCGCAACGGGCAAGCGCCGCTAGTGATAAGCGAGGGGGAGTGGGATGCGATAACGGCGATGCAATGCGGGTTCCCGTTCGCAGTCAGCGTGCCCAACGGAGCGCCTTCAAGCCCGACTAAGGACTTAGACACAGCTAAGCGGTACGAATGGGTAGACCGTCATGCGGATGACCTGAAAGAGATCAGGGATTTCATTCTGGCGATAGACGATGATCCGGCAGGCCATTATTTGCGCGCTGATCTTGTGGCGTTGCTTGGCGCGGATAGATGCCGGTTCGTGGAATATCCATTTCCATGCAAAGACCTAAACGAGGTTTTGCAGGAGTATGGGCCGGAGCGCGTTTCACAATGCCTTGCAATGGCAAAGCCCTATCCCGTGCAAGGCCTGTACACCTTGGCAGACTTCCCTGAACGCGGCGAGGTTCGGTCCTATCGCATAGGCATTGACCCGATTAACGAACTGATAGCAATTGTTCCAGGTACGCTTACCGTAGTGACTGGATATGCCAACATGGGTAAGTCCACCATGATGAACGGCATCATTGGGAACGCTCTGCTAAATCATTTCCCGGTATGTGTGGCGTCGTTCGAGACGGACGTTAAGCCAATTTTGCGGAATGGTTTGAAAATGTCAATTTGCCAGTGCGGCACGAAAGGATTGGAACAACTTGATACGTCAGATGTAGATGATATGCTACAACAGCGGCTTACGATCATATCTCAGTCCGTTGACGAAGATATGGAGATGGATTTGAACAAGTTTCTGGACCTGTGCCGAACGGCAGTTATCCGTCACGGAGCCAAGATGATTGTCCTAGATCCGTGGAATGAGCTTGAGCATAAGCGCCGCCGCGATGAAACTGAGACGGATTATATCAGCCGCGCACTGAGAGCTATCAAGCGGTTTGCCAAACAGCATGACGTTGCTTTTTGGATTGTTGCGCATCCTACGAAACCACAAGAGGGCGCTAAAAAGGTTCCAGGCCTTTACGACATTTCCGGTTCGGCCAATTGGGCGAATAAGGCGGATTACGGCATAACCTATCACCGGCCTAAGTTTGACGAAAACAAGGCCAAGATTATCATAACCAAGGTCCGCATGGGATTACCCGGCCAAAAGGGCGAAGTTACGGTTTGCTATGACTTTACGCAAAGCCGATTTCAGGTAATTCCGGAATGAGTTTTCGCGAAATCCCTGCACCCGGCTATACGAAAATTGACGGAACGCGCCCACCCCGCGATCCTACGGCGCAATGGCATATCCAGCTTAGGAACGGATTTTGCGACGAGCAACATTCCTACGTTGCCAATCAGATTATCTGGAAACATGACGGATCAAGCGGTGATGTTGTAGCGGTGAAGCCTAAGAAATAACACGAAAGGAAACACCATGATCTGGACAGACGAAGACAAGGCTGTTGCGGCTGGAATGAAGCGGGCTGGCATGACGGCGAAACAGATTGCGGCGAGGCTGGGGACGACGGTTGGCGATGTGCAAAGGCAATGCCGGAAGGTGAACGCATTTTGCCGCTTGGATCATCGGGGAGGTAGTGCTAAGGTACGACCTCCGAGGAAGTACGAAACTCTTGAAGAACTGGATATGAAATGACCAATGAAACCTGCTCCACCTGCGATGCATTTTGCGTTAATCCAAACAATGATAACTGGGGTTGGTGCAAACTGGTCCCGCCGATGCACGTTGGCACGGTGTGGGATGAAAACGGAAAGCCTCACGGTGTGTTCAATAACCCCACCACTTCGCCTTCGTCGTGGTGCATGGATTGGGAGGGTGAGTGATGTTCGTTCCGACATGGCTCCTCATCATCATTATTGGATCAATCATATTTGGGGTTGAACGTTGACTGCTTACAATCCCCGCAATCGGAACGTCAAAGACGACTACCAGGGCCGCTCATGGGGCCAGTGGTTCATGGACCGTCGCCACGATCAGCCAAGTGCACCATGTGGCTTCGAGCCTTCCCGTTGGGATACACGCAATGTCCGCTAACCTTACCCCCAAGCAGGAAGCGTTCTGCCTCGCCTATCTCGAAACCGGCAATGCGTCGGAGGCTTATCGGCGGGCTTATTCAGTCGGGACGGCGAGCATCGCAACGGTTAACCGCAGCGCTAAGGAGGTTCTCGATAACCCCAAGATAGCCGCAAGACTATCGACACTTCGGGAACGCGCCGTTCAAAAGACGCTTGTGACAGTCGAAAGCGTGGCGAAGGAATTGGAAGAAGCCCGCAACTTGGCGATGGAAATTGCACAGCCTGGAGCCGCTGTTAGCGCGGCAATGGGCAAGGCGAAACTCTATGGCCTAATCATCGACAAGAAGCTGCTAGGCTCCGATCCTGAAAACCCATTACCGTCTGGTATTGAGGTGACGTTTCGCAAATGACCATCGCCAACGTCGAGATGCCGGAATATGGCGAGATGCTTTGGCAACCGTTCCGGCACCTCGCGTTGCATGGTGGCCGTGGTGGCGGAAAGTCGCGAACGATTGCAACTGCGCTGGTCATACAAGCCACACAGCGCCACGAGCGCATCCTCTGCGGGCGTGAGATACAGAAGTCGATCAAGGATAGCGTGAAGCGACTGCTGGACGATGAGATAAGCCGACTTGGCCTGTCTCGTGTGTTCACGACAACGGAAACGGAAATACGCGGGCCGAACGATAGCCTGTTCCTGTTTTCAGGCATCAAGGGCAATGCCAGCGGGATCAAGTCAATCGAAGGCGTGACGACGTTCTGGGGCGAAGAAGCACAAACGTTTTCGCAGGCCAGCATTGACACAATCGTGCCTACCATCCGTGTTCCTAACTCGCGCCTGATCTGGTCATGGAACCCGGATCTTGAGACTGACCCTATCGATGTCATGTTCCGCGGTCCGCATGGCCCGCCACCGAACAGCATTGTTCACGAAGTCAATTACGATAACAACCCGTGGTTTCCGGACGTTCTATCCGTCGCGATGGAGCACGACCGCACGCGCGATGTTGACAAGTACAATCACATCTGGCGTGGGCAATATCGGCGCAACAGTGAAGCGCGTGTGTTCAAGAACTGGCGCATCGAAGCATTTGAGAGTTCAACTGGGCAGGATTACCGGCTTGGCGCTGACTTTGGTTTCAGTATCGATCCTTCATGCGCGCTGCGGTGCTTCGTTCGTGATCGTGAGATTTTCATCGACCATGAAGCTTGGGGCTTGAACGTCGAGATTGATCGACTGCCTCACCTATTCATGACCATCCCGGATGCAGAGCGTTGGCCAATGGTGGCTGACACAAGCAGGCCGGAGACTATCAGTTACCTCAAGCGCAATGGCTTCCCGCTGATTATTCCGGCGGTAAAGGGCGCACGATCCGTCGAGGAGGGTATTGAATTCCTCAAGTCTTACGACATTATCGTGCATCCGCGTTGTCAGCATCTAATCGACGAACTGACAACCTACTCATGGAAGGTTGACCAGTTGACCGGCCTCGTGCTGCCTGCGCTTGAGGATAAGGACAACCATCTCATTGACGCATTGCGCTATGCGGTGGAGGGTATGCGCCGCGCTGGTCGCAACAAGACTACGCCAATCAACGTCATCCCTGTATCATCGCCGTGGGGGTAATGTTGCCGCGCCTTTCCGCTTGTGTTAAACGCATGCAACCAACGGGGTTTTATTGATGGCGCGTTCCAAAGCAGACAAGCTGGCACAGGTTCATGAACAGGCATTGACCGCGTTCAATCGTGCGCAGGAAGCATGTGCTGATGAGCGCAGGCAGTCTATCGAGGATCGCCGGTTCTACTCTATCCCAGGCGCGCAATGGGAAGGCCCGTTTCGCGAGATGTTCGCCAAGCGTCCGCGCCTTGAGGTGAACAAGGTCCACCTGTCGGTCATGCGGATCATCAATGAGTACCGCAACAATCGCATTACCGTTGACTTCGTGCCCAAGGACGGCAGCGCATCGGACCGCTTGGCTGACGTATGCGACGCGCTTTATCGTGCTGACGAACAGGACAGCGGCGCGGAAGAGGCCTACGATAACGGCTTCGAGGAAGCGGCAGGCGGCGGCTTTGGTGCATGGCGACTGCGCACATGTTACGAGGATGAGTACGACGAAGAAGACGAACGCCAGCGGATCCGGATCGAGCCGATCTATGACGCTGACACAAGCGTGTTCTTTGATGCTGATGCCAAGCGGCAGGACAAGTCGGACGCCAAGTTCTGCTGGGTAGTGTCGTCGATCACGCGCGATGGATACACCGAAGAATACGGCGACGATCCTGCAACGTGGCCCAAGCCTAACGAGACTACGACTTTCGACTGGTCAACGCCCGATGTGGTTTACATCGCGGAATATTACCGCGTTGAAGAACGCAAAGAGACGGTTCATATCTTCCGCAAGGCAACCGGCGGCGAGGTTCGTCACACCGATGACGAACTTGAAGATATGTCAGAGGCCAAGACTGAAGACGGCGAAGAGATCGAAGGCAATGTCGAAGCTGGCATTGCAATGCTCGCTGACGAAGGCACGGTAAAACTGCGCGAGAAGCGAGTGAAGCGCCGCAAGGTCCGCAAATACATCATGTCAGGCGGCAAGGTGCTTGAGGACTGCGGTTATGTCGCGGGCAAGCACATCCCGGTCATCCCCGTTTATGGCAAGCGTTGGTTCGTCGATAACGTCGAGCGCTTCATGGGCCACGTTCGCCTTGCGAAAGACCCGCAGCGCGTCAAGAATATGCAGCTTTCAAAGCTGGCTGAATTGGCTGCGCTCTCGCCTGTTGAAAAGCCCATCTTCACGCCAGAACAGATGGCAGGTCATCAAGTCCTTTGGGCCGAAGACAACATCAAGAACAATCCGTATCTTCTGGTCAACAAGATCGAGGATGCGAACGGCAACCTCATCCCGACTGGTCCTGTCGGCTATACCAAGCCACCCCAGATTGCGCCTGCGATGGCTGCGCTGTTGCAGTTGACCGAACAGGACATGGCGGAAATCCTCGGCAGCAATCAGCAAGCCGATGTGATGCAGCCGAACATGTCGGGCAAGGCTGTCGAGTTGATACAGCAACGCCTGGATATGCAGTCGTTCATCTACATGAGCAACATGGCAAAGGCCATGAAGCGCACGGGTGAAGTATGGCTTTCGATGGCGAAGGAGATCTACGTCGAGGAAGGCCGCAAGATGAAGGGCATCGGAGAACAGGGCGACGCTGAGCCGATCACGCTTGCCGAACCGATCATCGATGACAATGGCGTGCAGACGTTCCGCAATGACCTGACCGCCGCTGACTTCGACGTTGCCGTTGACGTCGGGCCTTCGTTCAACTCGCGCCGTGAAGCTATGGTGCGTGCGTTGACCGGCCTGATGCAGATGACGACCGACCCGCAGGATATGTCGATCCTGTCGGCAATGGCGATCATGAATATGGAAGCCGAAGGCCTTGGCGAGATCAAGCAATACTACCGCAAGAAGCTTGTCACGATGGGCGTGTTGCAGCCTAACGACAAGGAGCGCGAGGAAATGGAAGCGGCTGCCGAAGCGGCGCAACAGCCCGACATGCAGCAAGAGTACCTCAAGGCCGCTGCTGCAAAGGAAGCCGCGCTTGCCGAAAAGGCTGGGGCTGACACGCAATTGACGATGGCCAAGGTCGATGAGACCAAAGCTAACACTATGGAAACCATGGTTACGCTTGGGATGCAGTCCGGGGCGCAGTGACACCGGCCACGGGTTACAGTGGCATTAGACTGAAGGTGGATTGATATGTCTGCGGATGAAACACAGATTGAAGCGGAAATTCAGCGCAAGGGCCTGAACGCGCCGCGTCTCACGCCTGATTTGATTGACGGGGCGATTGTGTCGGAGCAGTATCATGTGTTCCCCGGCACGACCATGACAGTGTGCGCGCTGTCGCTGCGTAACGGCTACATTGTGACCGGTGAGAGCGCCGCCGCATCGCCTGAAAACTTTAACAAGGAAATTGGGCGCAAGATCGCGCGTGACAATGCCCGTAATAAGATTTGGGCACTGGAAGGCTACCTTTTGCGCGAAAAGCTGTCTTCGTGATCTATTAATTTTTCTTACGGGGCAACTTAGGTTGTCCCCGTAATGCAGTCACCGCCCGCTGCTTAATGGGCGAGAAGGGGAATGAGTATGGATGACGAACTGGACGAAGTGCAGGAACTGGAACCTGTAGCGGAAGTGCATGAAGAGGACGACGATGCGCCCGTTGTCGTCACGCTTGGCGATGTAGTGCCGGAAGAAGCCGACGATGACGTCGAGGTTCCTGACGATGCGCCAACGTGGGCCAAGCGCGTGCGCGAAGTCAGTGAAGATCGCCGCCGGGAAAACAGGGAACTGAAGAAGCGCCTTGCCGACCTTGAGGCCAAGGTTGCGCCGGTCGAAGTTGAGACAGACCTCGGCAAAGAGCCTGACCTTGAAGACTTCGACTATGACACCGACGCATTCAAGAAAGCATGGCGTGAATGGGACGCCAAGGCCAAGGAAGTCGAGACGCGCAAGGCTGCAAAGCAGCGCGAGATCGAACAGGCCAACGAGGCATGGCAAGCCAAGGTCACGGGCTATCAGGAAGGCAAGAAGAAGCTTCGCGTTCCTGACTTTGAGGATGCGGAGGAGGTTGTCATGGCCGCCTTTGATCAGACGCAACACGGCATCATGGTGCATGGCGCGAAAGACCCTGCGCTCTTGGCTTATGCCATTGGCAAGACACCCGGCAAGGCCGCTGAATTGGCTGCAATCAAAGATCCGATTGCGTTCGCGTTCGCTGTTTCCAAGATGGAGGATCAAGTCAAAGTGACCAGCCGCAAACCATCAACGCGACCAGAGGGTGTGGTCAAAGCCACTGGCAAGGCTGGATCTGCGCTTGACGATCATCTCGAACGACTGCGCTCCGATGCAGAGCGGACGGGCGATTACAGCAAGGTCATGGCGTACAAGCGCCAGCTTGCGGCTAAGTGACTTGCGCGGGGGGCATTGCGGTGTTAATGTCCCCCAAGACCTCGCCAGTCTATAAACCCGGCAGACAGACAGCGGCCCGCCACCCGGCCCTTAAATATGGGTGAGTAGATCGAGGCCTAGCCTCTCCGCTCATCCTATTTATGGAGGCCCATTGTGGCTAATAATTTCAACAAAGAAGAGCGCGTTGCTTTCGAGCAGATTCTCGAAGGTTTCAACGATGCGATGATCATCTCGCGCAACGTCGCCAAGTTCGGCACCGAAGGCCAGCTCATGGAGCGCGCCAACGATACCATCTGGCGTCCAATGCCCTATATCCTGAATAGCCAGACCCGTACCGTCGGATCAGCTGTTACTCCGCAGGATGTGACGCAGCTTGCTGTTCCGTCGCAGTTGACGGAAAAGAAGAACGTCTCTTGGAACATGAACGCCCTCGAACTGCGTGACGCGCTTCAGGAAGGCCGTCTTGGCAAGGCTGCTTATCAGCGCCTCGCTTCGGACATCAATACCAAGGTTCGTGACGTTGCCTCGTTGCAGGGTACGCTGGTCATCCCAATCGCCACCGCTGCTGGCACCTATGACAACATCGCGCTTGCTGAGAGCATGATGAACGAGCAGGGCATTGCCGAAGGTGACCGTTACCTTGCGCTGACCACGCGTGATTACAACGGCATGGCTGGCAATCTGGCTTCGCGCCAGACGATGGCAGGCAAGCCGACCAGTGCTTACGAGCGTTCGTTCGTCGGCATGATTGCAGGCTTCGATACCTACAAGATCGATGCAGGCAAGCGCATTACGGCTGCGGCGGCTGGCGCCATCACCATTGCGACCAATGGCGCGCAGGTTCGCTATGTTCCTGACAACGTGGACGCCAATGGCAGCAACGTCGATAACCGTTATCAGACCGTGACCGTATCCAGCACGACCGGCGTCGTTGCTGGCGATGCATTCACGATTGCGGGCATCGAAGCTGTCCACATGATCACGAAGGAAAGCACGGGCCAGCTTCGTACATTCCGCGTGATCTCTGTGGCATCGGGCACGACCATGGTCATCAGCCCGCCGATCATCGGTGCGAACTCCTCACCGACGGCTGCTGAAACCGCCCACAGGAACGTCAACGTCGCTTCGACCTCGGCAACTGCTTCGATCACGTGGCTGAATGCTGATGCCGCTGGCGCAAACCCGTTCTGGCACAAGGACAGCATCGAACTGCTGCCCGGCCGCTATGCGGTGCCTGACAATCAGGGTGTCGACATTCTGCGCGGCACGACCGATCAGGGCATTGAAGTGGTGTTTGGCAAGAAGTTCGATAACTCGACCTTCACCAGCCTCTACACCCTCGACGTTCTGTATGGCGTCGTGAACACGAACCCCATGATGAATGGGATTATTTTGTTTTCACAAGTGCCTTAATAGGATAATACCGTCACACAACTTGGAAACATGGGGTGTGACGGTGTTCCTATACAAACTCACCTTTCCAAACGGAAAGGTTTATATCGGGCAGACGGTTCGCAAAATGCAGGTTCGCTTTAATCAGCATAAGACGGCAGCAAGCAGGGGTTCGCTCCTTGCTGTCTATTGTGCGTGGCGTAAGCATGGCGAGCCGTCTGTCTTAATTTTGGGTGAATATCCTGACGTTGAATCTTTGAATTGCGCAGAGATTTCGGCAATCAAAGACCAAAATACGGTTAGCCCTTACGGATACAATATATCTATTGGCGGGAATGCAGCGCCCAGTAAATCACCGTTGGTCGCGGCCAAGATCGCTGCGGCGGCACGGGGCCGGAAGATTGACAATACACCTCGCCGTCAAGAGATTGCGCGGGAGCTTTGGCAGTCTGAAGAATATCGCGGCAAGATGAGTGCGAGCCTTAAATCTGTATGGAAAGACCCCGAATATCGGCATGCGCAAAGCCAAAAGCACAAAGCATCATGGGCGCGGCGCAAGGCAGATGGTTGGTCTATGCCGGAAGCAACAAAAGAAAAACTAAGGGCTTGCACTGTCTCTGATGAGACACGGGCTAAAATGAGTGCAAAAGCAAAGGACCGTGTTCGTGGCCCCATGTCGGAAGAGACGCGCGCTAAAATGGCAGCAAGCGCAAAGGCTAGATGGGCCTTGCGTAAAGGGGAGTGCTCGCAATGAAAGCCAAAGATAAAGTCCCCAAGGTAATGGCGGAATTCAAGGCGGGCACGCTGCACGCTGGCAAGAACCCCAAGGGGCCAAAGAAGGCACCCGTGGCAAAGAGCCGCAAGCAGGCAATCGCCATCGCGCTGAGTGAAGCCGGAAAGGCCAAGCGCAAATGACAGGCTTTCCTACCATCGTCTATCGCATTCCGGGGCGTCACTGGGGGCCGGAAGGTTCGACCTATGACTATCGCGGCGTTGACGATCAGGACGCGTTCGACGCGGCGCTTGCTGATGGCTGGCATGAGACTATCATGGATGCGCTCGGTAAGGATCGCGTGATCGCAGCCGCCGAAGCCTTGGAGGATGCACTAGATGATGTATCGCCTGCCACCCGCGACGAACTGGAACAGACGGCCAAGGACTTGGGCGTTCCATTCAACAAGCGCACGGCGGATGCGGTATTGATCCAGAGGATTGCCGAAGCGTCATGAGCTACACCATTCGCCAGTTTGTGACCTCGGCTCTCGAAGAGATTGGCCTCGCGTCGTATGCCTATGACATGGGGCCGGAGCAACTGGCGAGCGCGGCCAAGCGGCTTAACGGCATGTTGGCAGAATGGAACGCCAAGGGCATCCGACTAGGCGCTACGATTTATGGCAATCCTGATGACGTAGATCTGGACGCGGCAAGCAACGTGCCTGACAATGCCAATGAGGCGATCATCACGAACCTGGCGATCCGCATTGCGCCGATGTATGGCAAGCAGGTCATGCAAGAGACGCGCCAGAATGCCAAGCGCGCTTACGATACGATGTTGCTTGCGTTCTGCCAGCCTATCGAGATGCAGCTTTCCGAGATGCCGTCCGGCGC